TATTTTGAAATGCCGCTGGGCTAATCTCATCTCCAAATTGATAATTTGTAATTGGAAAATTTCTAAAAAATGACATTTTAGTATCCTCCTATCGCTACATCATACTCTGTAAGAGCACGTTGCTCTGTAAAGCTAAGTGTTAATGTGGCTTGTTGTGGTTTACCGTCACTATGGAAAGACATCCCGGTTTGATTGTAATTAACATCAACGGCCTGTAAGAAACAAGGTAACAGTTTAGTTGCTACATCTTTATATATTCCATCACTTGTCTTATATTTCATTTTAATATCAAAAACAGAAGGATATCTAAAGGCTGCAGATATTCCTGTATTTCCTGCGATCATAGCTGCAGGATACATCTCTTCTCTAAAAAACTTTATAATCTTAGTTATTTCTTCAGCTTCTTTTGATGATGTAGGTATTAAACTAAAAGTAAACCCAAAAGTGCGTAGCTCAGGTCCGCTCAGCACAGCTCTTTTATTAGGGTTTAATGCGACTCCAGTAGATGAAGATATTGCTCCTGATATAGCGCTGCTAGCTCCAAAGACTCTCATTGCCGCTAGTTGAGCTTCTTCTGATACAGCTCCGCCCCGCAAAGAAGCAACTAATGATGAAAAAGTATCCTTAATTCCTCCTCCCACTGCAGCTATGATTTCAGAACCAGATTGAGTGCTTGTCATGCCAGCACTAACAGCAGACCCAATAGGACCTAAATCAATATTTGAATAACCAACTTTATCTTGTATTTGTATAGCATTTGGTAAATATAAAGTACATTTACGTCCTGTGCTGATATTTTTATATCCTGCTTTTTGAGATCTTGTTGGTCTATCTGCAACAGACTTTTTGAAAGCTTCGGTTACTGGGGCGGAAATATCATCCTTATCATCCTTATCATCTTTTTCTTGTTCTTTAAATCTATGATCATCTTTTAAAAAGTCAATAGCTTTTTCTCCTAATGTAGCATAATCACCTTTATTAGCGGTAAACATAATTTTACCACCATAACCATGATCATCACTTATAGGATATTTAAAATTTGTTTTATCAAGTTTTAGCGCATTAAGCCATTGCTTACCGCCCTTGCGAAGTCTAACTTGAGATTTAAAGTTTGGCATATTACTTCCTAATAAATATAAAAAAGTTAAAAGTATTTATAAGGGTGATATGGCATATTCTGGTCGATATAAAGTCAAAAATAGAAACAAGTACAAAGGTAACCCAGATAACGTTGTTTTTAGATCGCTGTGGGAACGAAACGCATTTAAATGGTGTGATAATTCGTCTAATGTAAAATACTGGGTTAGTGAAGAAACAGTAATACCATACTTGTATGAGGTGGATAAGAAATATCACCGTTATTTTATGGATTTAAAAATAACATATACATCAGGTAAGACAGTTCTAGTAGAAATAAAACCAGAAAAAGAAACAAAACCTCCTGCATTTAATGGACGTAAGAGTAAGCGTTATATAAACGAAGGCATGACTTATGTAAAAAATATGAATAAATGGGCAGCAGCTCAAGACTATGCAGCAGATCGAGGCTGGGGGTTTGAAATATGGACAGAGAATCATTTATCAGCAATAGGTATTCTTCCTAAACCGAAGAAAAAGTTCAAGCCAATAAAGCCATTAAAAGTTAAAAAACGTAGATAAATAATGACATGGCTACAAATATATTCGATAAATTAGAACTAGAAGCTTTTAAAGCTGGTATTACTCCAAGGACTAAAGAGTCCAGGGAATGGTTTCGGCGTAAAGCGCAACAGATTAGAAGAGTTAATCGTAATACTATAATGAAAGAAGAACCTATTCAACTGGCCAATAGAGAAGTTGTTGGATCAATGTATATGTTCTTTTATGATCCAAAATTAAAAGAAACTCTTCCTTATTATGATAGTTTTCCCCTTGTAGTGGTTATAGGGCCGGCTGAAGGTGGTTTTCTTGGATTGAATTTACATTATATTCCACCTATGCTTAGAGCTAAGCTGCTCGATTCTCTGATGGATATAACTAATAATGATAAGTATGATAGTACAACAAGATTTAGTTTATCATATAGAATGTTAAAGAGTGCTGCTAAGTACAAATGGTTTAAACCATGTGTTAAGCATTACTTAGATAAAAATGTAAGAAGTAGGTTTGCTAGAGTTCCTGCAACAGAATGGGAAATAGCAGCTTTTCTTCCGACCGCAGACTTTCAGAAGGCTAGTAAAAGTAAAGTCTATTCTGATTCTAGAAGGATGATATAATGGTCTCTACTATAGATCAATTTAAAAGTTTAGTGGGCGCTAAAGGCGGAATTGCTAGACCTAACTTATTTAGAATTAAGTTCCCATCACTCCCCGGAGCAACAGCAGAGGAAGTAAATATTCTTTGCAAAGATATTGTTTTACCGGGTCGCCAAATTATGACTAATGAAAGACGTATTGGAATACAGCAAGAAAAAATGCCCTATGGATATGCTGTAGGAGATGTATCTGTAACATTCCATGTAATGAATAATTATGGAATTAAAGAATATTTTGAAACATGGCAAAACCTTGCGGTAAATCAACAAACAAAGGAAATTGGTTATCAAAGCGATTATGCAAAAGACGTTGAGATCGAACAGTTTCAAAAAGTAGTTAGTTTACCTAACAGATTTAAAAGCGAGTTTGACAATTCTTTACTACCAAGATTGAGTGATATTGATATTGTTCAACAGTTTTTTAATGCTGGGGATCAATTAAACGACTTAGTTGTCTATAGATGTAAATTATTAAATGCATTTCCTTCTGGTATGACAGCTATTCAACTTAATAACGAACTTGATGGAGTTGTAGAATTAAATATACAATTATCATATACAAATTGGGAAACACCGTTTGTATCATCTCCATCTAATATAAAAGACGCGATAAGAAACTCTTTAAGAAATACCCTAGTGGGTTTTGTAAATAATATAGTATAAAGGATTTGAAATGGCACTACCTAAAATTAATGATATTCCAAATTATGAATTAACTATACCGTCAACTAAAAAGATAATCAAATTTAGACCATTTTTAGTTAAAGAACAAAAAATACTTTTAATGGCTCTTGAAACTCAAGATCAAAGACAGATTTTAGATGCAGTATTAGATACAATGAGGTCTTGTATTATTGAAGATATTAATTTAAACAGTCTTACGACATTTGATGTTGAATATATATTCACTAAAATTAGAACAAAGGCTGTTGGAGAGACATCAAAGATAGGATTAGCATGTACTCAATGTGAAGAAACTACAGAAATAGAAATTAATTTAGATTCTATTAGTCTTAATACTTCTGATATTGATAAGAAAGTTGTATTAAATGATCAATATACAGTTATGCTAAAATATCCAACATATAATGACATTACAGAAAGTGAAATAAAATCTGAAACCGCAACTGAACAACTCTACGGGTCTCTAATAGCTTGTCTAGATAAACTACTTACAGAAGAAGAGCAAATTGAATTTAGCGAACAATCAAGAAAAGATATTGAAGAGTTCCTAGAGAGTCTCACAAGTGATCAAATACAAAAAATTATGAATTTTACTACATCAATTCCATCTTTAAAGTATGAAGGCGAATTTACCTGTGATCATTGCAATACTCACAACGAATTTAAGTTACAAGGAATACAAGATTTTTTTTAATATCTCTCTCTCATGATACATTAACTAATTATTATCAATCTAACTATCAACTAATGCAAAATCATAAATATTCCTTACAAGATTTAGAGTACATGATACCTTGGGAGAGAGAAATTTACTTAAGTATGCTAATCGAAGAGATAAAGACCCAAAAAGAAGAAATGCAAAGACAGCAACTATAAACGGACTGATATAATGTCATCACTAGCGGAAATTAATAAAGAGCTTCAAAAGCAATCAACTGACATTGCGGAGATGAAAAAAAATATTGCAGCTCAATTAAAAGCTGAAATAGATGCACGTAAAGAATTTAAAAGAGGTGCAGGTCAAAGAGAAGAAGCAAGCCGAGAAGCTCAAAAGAAAGCTCCAAAGGGATTTATACAAGGATTTACACGGGGGTCCGGAATAGCTGGAGCATCAGGTTTGATTGACAGCTTTTTAAAAGGCTTTTTTGGCGCAGGTAGTGGAATATTAGCAGCTATACTTGGATCCGTAGGTCTTGTAGCTGGAAAATTATTAAAAGGAACTCTCCTACTAAGCTTAGTGTCTACTTTTGGTGAGACAGTAATTAAGAAGTTCTTTGCAAGCTTAAAAGACACTTCATTTGATTTCAATCTCACTAAACAACAAGAAGACTCTATTGCTAAAAAAACAACAGATGGTATATTTGGTTTTCTTGTATCTAAGTTATTATTTAGAAACCCATTAATAGCTATTGGTGTTAGTATTATCACAATGTTTAAAAAGGATATACTAGGAGCAGTTTATAAACTATTTGGAATTGAAGAGATAAATCTCGGCGCACCTAAGGATGGAAAAACTCTAAAGTATAAAAACATTTTTGGTGAAGGTACAATCGATATACCTAAAATGAGTGAAAATATGACAAACATTATAATTGCAGCTGTATCTGGATTTCTTCTTTACATTACAACTAAAGTTACAAGTATGGTAGGTTGGCTTCTAAGAGGTGGTCAGTCTAAAGCAGAAGCCAAGCTTAATAAGTTATTAAAAACACAAGAATCAAAATTTTTAAGACAGCTTGATGAAATGGAACAGCGTATTAAAATGCAACAAGACGCTATTGCTCGACAAAATAAATATGGTACATCTAGAACTGCATCTGGAATAAAAGCTCAAGAAATTTTAGATACTAAAGCTAAACAGTTAGACCTTCTATCAAAAATTTCGACATCAGCACCAGAATTCCCAGTAGCGCCTCAAGCTGGTAGTAGAGCTGCATATGTAACAAAGGCAGGTAAAGCAATAGATGTAGATATTATAAAGAAGTTGCCAGGAGGTTTAGTGCAAGTACAAGGACCAGCAGGTAATAAGTTTGCTGTAGACCCTGAAATGCTTAAATCCTATCCACAAACAACTAAAGCACCTAAAGGTGTAGGCTTGTTAAGATCATTAGGAATTTTTGCTCAAGGGTTAGGGAAAATATCTCCTGCAATATTTGGACTTACTGCGGGACAGAATATTCGTAGCGGAATGTATGGTGATATGAATCCAGTTGCTGCAACAGGTGTAGAGTTTTTAGCTGGTCCTGGTGATTTGCTAGATATGATTAATTATTTACCGGATAAAGCATTAGAAGCTTTAGGGGTTAATTTTCGTTTTGGAACAGGAGCAGGTCAAGCCTCAAGACAAGCTATACAATCATTTCTTGGTTCAAAGTATATTCCTCCCGCCTTGAGAGAGCGATTGGGAACTCAGCAGAGTAATGTACCAAAAATAGATCCGTATCTACTATTATCACCTGCTCAGCGGCAGGCAGCAGATCTGCAGATGATACCATCAGCTGATACGAGACCAATAATAATTAATAATCCGCCAGCAAACATTAACCTACCAGCTTATAGCGGAAAGAGCGGTGAAGTAGTACCTAATGCTACAAATTATTACCAC